GTGATTTCACTGTCTGATGTTGGTCTTCCACCATCCCATTCTAACCTAAAGGCATTTGGCATAACACGTCTAGCAAATGCTTCCTTTGTTCGTATCTGTTCACCGGGTACAGACACCTGATTGGTGGTTGATGCAACCAACGAAGGTCTAGCATAATAACCACCTTTCTTGTCGACACCTGCCATAGTAAGTAAGTACTCACCGGCATCAACCAAGTTTATGTACTCTAACTCAGGTTTAAACTCCGAACCCGCTACAGTTTTAGCTGCGAACAAATCATTGTATGTTATAACCTCATTATGTCTTGTTATACCTTCCCAGTGTTGTGTATTTGGTCTATTAAATATGTATTCAGATGGGTTGTCCGAATAATGTCTAAGAGCAGTAGGTCTATCACGAAAGATATACCTAACAAATCTATCAGTCATTAACCTCATACAAGTAGATTTACCAACACCAGGTCCTGAATACAAATGTATAACAGCAGGTTCAGCTCTTGAGGCAGCACCTGGTTTATACCTATTGTTAAACTCGACAAATAATTTACGGAGTTGTTCTGTAGCTAAACCTGCAGAATGCGACATTGCTGGATTCTCTTTATACAAAGTAACACGTAACTTCTCACCAGCTTGTATTATTGTCCTTAAATCACGAAGCAACATACCATCAACAACGACGGCATCACCTAGTTCTAAGATTTTATTCTTTGCTATAACAAACTGATCGTAGTCCACATTACCAGTAATACCAGATTCATATGGACTAATACCATCTTTTATTAACTCAAATATCTTCAAAAAACCATTTAACGCAGAGATGGCTACATCACCAGCTTTGAAGGGGATAGCTAATGCTTCAGTTATGGACTTAATCATGGACTCTTTCTTAGAAAAAGCAAAAGTGAAACATGACAATAGAAGGGTAACAATAGGTGCATAACCTTCAAAAGCCTGGTTCTTAATAGTACTATCATTGACATAATCAATGAATTTAATTATAATAGTTGTCAAACCAAATGTTGAGGATACTGTTAGTACAACCTTGAGCACTGTATCAATATCGAAACTAAATTCGAGATCGTAATACAACTTAACAAGTATAGTACAGATAATAGGTATCACATATGGTGCAACTTTCTTTAGATTTTCGTAACTAATACCTAACAGATCTTTAATAAACGATATTGGATCTTCAAGCAGTTTGGATGTGTTATCAGATAACAAACCACCCAACTCAAATGTTTTAACAATCGCATCGCG